TGCTACAACCATATACGATTTCATATAATCAGCTGGTTCCCATATCCATAAATTACCATCAACTCCTCTTTTTTCTAAAGGATCTTTTTGATATGTTTGTTCTAAAAATAATAAATCTTCAGGTTCAAAGACTGTATCACCAGATGATAAGAAATCACAATCACATTCCTGTCCAGCCATTCTAGGACCTAAGTCTGAGTCTTGTTGATCTCTCCATCCTTGATTTCTTTCAGGATGTACTGTCCAAGGAAGTTTTATAGGTAAGAAAGAATTTTCTCCTGTCTCTGCTTTTTGCCAAGTTTGATGAAACCAGTTACCAATACCATTAGGAGTAGATAAAGCAAAACATTGACCACCGGTTGCTAGTGTTTGTTGTGCTGCAGTAAACGTTTCTTCAATGTTATCGATAAAGGCTGCCTCATCGATAAGTAGTAATGATACTGCCTCTGACCTAGCAGCATCTGCATTGGATGATTTAGCTTGTACTTTTGAACCATTCTTTAATCTTAGAGATAATTTATTTTTTTCTACTGCTTGTAATCTTAACCACTTAGGTAACTGATCGTACATAAAGATTACTTTTGTTACTAAATTACGAGCTGTTGCTTGAGTAGTTGCTAATGCTAAAACGTTTTTATCTTTTTGAAATAACATCAACCATAAACTATAAGCAGAAGCTAAAGTAGAAATACCTAACTGTCTTGACTTAAGAGTTATAATATACTGATGTTCTTTATATAAATGTAATACTTTTTCTTGGAAAGGATATAAATGAAATAATATTCTACCTCGAGTAGGATGTTGTATGTAGCAATACTTCTTCATGAAGTATGCCGGATCTTTAGCGCACTTAAGATATTCTTGTGCGATTATTTTTTTTATGTCTTTACTCATAACTACTTGGCTTTATAGTCACACATTATATGTGACGGATAAGTACCACCTTGTTTGTTCCTAATGTTTATTTTAAAAACATATTTACTTGATTCAAATACTACATCTATTCTTTTTCCATCTCCACCTGTACCTCCATAATAAATCGTTATACCAGAAGTAGGAGTAGAAGCTTCTTTATTGTAAGCTTCATCTACTAAAAAGAAATCATATGATCCTTCTTTACCTTTTAACATATAATAACCATCTCCGATTCCAGAACTAACTAATCTAGTTAACTTACCTTGATCAAAATCGTTTACAGTTTCTTTAAATTCAGCGAAATTAGTTTCTCCGTATTCATTAAATACTCTACAGAATAATTTGTTATCTATTCCTAACATATCTAATAAAGCTACTCCACTTGAATTTTTGACTTCACCACTTTTCATTTCTTCTGGTGTAAATATTTTAGTTACACCTGCGTTAAAGAAAGTTAAAGTACCTCCAAATTTTAGAGATAAGTAAAATGTTTCTGAATCTTTTTTTATAGTAAGATCGGTTAATGTAGCTGCTATATTACTTCCTGAAAAATCTATAACAGGACCATCGCTTTTAAAAACTATCGGTCTTCTTTTATTTTCTTTACCTTCAGGTACTATTTCAAAATTATCAGGAGTTAGTTTAAACTCTTCTATAATTTCTTTTACTAAGTCTGGGTATTTGTATTCTTCGTTACCGTCTTTAAAGTTCTGTAAATCGTTTACTACATCTCCTTCAAAGCCTATACCTTTGTTAGCACTTGCACCGCCTGCTAAATAAATTGATATTTCTCTATCGTTATCATCCTTAAAGGTAAATAAGTTAAATTTACCACTTTCGTTTTTACCTGTTCTAGGAGGTGTAACTTCTACTTCTGTTTCGGGAAATGCTTTTTTAATTGAAGCAACAAAGTCATCAGCAGATACTTTAGACTTATTAGCTATTCTAAAGTCGTTTGACATATCCTCGTACTTACCAGGATCTGCGGATATAATTTTTTTCTTTGCGTCTTTTTCTTTTAAACCTTCTTTAAGATTAAAACCAAATAATGATTCAAATACCTTTAGATCTTCTTCGTTATCAAGATCAGGATATCCTTTTTTGGTTTTATATGACCATTCTAATATTGCTCTTTCTACAACATTCATAATTACTCAGCATCTGGTTCTTCACCTGGTTCATCGAATTCAATTTCATCATCTCCAGTATCAGCTGGAGCGTCATCTGCACCTCCTGCATCATCACCGAAATCTCCTTCACCACCAGATCCAAAGTCATTAGCATCTCCTCCATCTACATCTGCAGGTTCAGCTGGTGCTTCAGGAGCAGCTAGTCTAAGTAATTCATTTAATTTATCTAATGCTTGTTGATAATCTGTAAGCATATTTAGGGCATATTTTTTACCCATAATTTCTGCTTCAAATCCTTTGCCTGTGTATTTCAAGAAGATATGTTGACCATTAGAAGTATTTACTTTAAAAGTAGAAGGTTTCGGTGCAACAAAATCTATAGAATCTATAAACTCATCATAATCTTCTGTGAATAATGAATTTATAGCTCTTTCTAAAGTAGGAAACTTATTTAAAAGTTCTTCAGTAGAATTAGTTTGTTCTTCTTCTCTTTCGTCTTCAGGCTGTGATTCACCTTCTTCTTCACGTAGAGGAATAAATAATTCTTCGTAAGTTTCCTTAATAAGTTTATTTAGATCTTTTCTTTTCATTTTTTTCTTTATCTTTTAAAGCTTTTTCCATTGGCTCTTTTTTGTCACCATCTTTGTCTACATCTGGATAGTCAGGTCTTTTTTCTTCATTCTTTTTTTCCTTTTCTGCTTTTGTAGCATAAATGGCTTTTCTTTGAGCGTCAGATTTATAATCTCCTTCTTCCATTGCTCTTTTACTGATATTAAGCTTATCTAAATCTTTTACATACTGATCAGTTTTAACAAGTATGGAACCTAAATTTTCACTCTCTTCTCTATCAAATCTATCTTCTGCTGATTTAGTAATCTTTAATAAAATTAATTGAGTTACTCTAGGATTAAAGTCTGGATCTTTATCTTTGAAGTTATTATTATAGTATTGAGTTTGGTGTAATCTATATTTTTCTCCTTCATGCTCAAATTCATGATATTGAACATGTACAAACATTGGTGCATATCTACTTCCCATTCTCTGTTTTATACCACTCTTATCATGAGCTTGTAATGCTTTTACTGCATCATCTTCACTAGCAACTCCCATTGGTACTATATCTGAAAATAATTGTTTAGCAAACATATCAGGTGTGTTTTTAGATACATCATCTATTAGTTCAGCTCCTGTAAAACTATTATCAGTATATTCGTTTAGTTCTTGATTTTTACCTATATTACCAGCTGCTTTTACTAATGCTTTTTCTACTTGATCTTTTTTCTTATTTAAGAATCTTAATATATCTATAACGCTATTTTCTTCTCCAGTAGCGCTCTTAAAAATATGATCAGGTCCTTTTTCTTTATGCATCTTACCAAAGTGCTTCATTTTATCTTTTATAGTAGCAAGCATATCTTGTAACTTAGTTGCTGAGCCTTCGATTGAATCTGGTATTTCGGTATCTGCTATTTCTTCATCTACAGGAGTTTGTCTTGACATATCATCAAATACTCTTATTGATTGAGATAGTCCAGAAATAAATTCTCCTAATCTACTTCCATCTATTTGTATATAATCGAACCCAAAGCCTTTTAATTTACGAGTTGTTATTTGCATTGCTACTCCATTAGGTCCTGCAAATCTTTTAAACTGGAATCCGTTTTTATCATAGAGTTCTGTGCCTTCATTTACTTCTTCTCTAACCGACATTGCAGCCATTTGTTGTTTGAACTTCGCAAATAAATCTCTTGCTTGATCGCCAGACACTTTAGCATCTTGAGCTGCTTTTTCTAAAGCATCTAATGCGTTTGAAAGTTTACCTCCTTTTTTGAACATATCTTCTGATACTTTTTCAAATCCAGATCCGTAAGGAGCTGCTTTACCGTCATGGTCTTCTTTTGCATTTTCATCCATTTCAGCGCTATGATCAGATAATGTAATTCCATGTGCTTCTAAGTCCATTACTGCATCATACATAAATGAATTAGCTTCTCCAGATATAATATCATCTGATTTAAACATAAAATAGATAATAACATTACCTGCTCCGTCATTATCAACGTAATCCATTTTAACGTTATTACCATCAATATTCTGTGCTATGATTGCTTCTGCTTTTTTAAATTCACTTCTTGGTACTTTGATGTAGTGGTGATCATCTCCTTCTCCTTCTGACATAAATCCACCTTTCGTAGCAGCATAAGAATTTACTTTCATTGAATTCTTAACTATCTCTGCAAATCTTGGATCCTCTCCTTCTATCTTTTCATACCCTTCTTCGCCGTAATTATCATTACCTTTATCATCAGTAGTCTCTAAATGGGCTCTTCCTTTACTATATGAATAACGTATTTGATAAACTTTACCTTCATACTCGATAACATCACCTATAGATAAGTTTTCTCCTTTAGCATCTGTTGCTGGTGGATCGTTATCGTCGGCATATTCTACTTCTTCAGCACTAACTTGTTTAGCCATCATTTTAGCAATCTTTTCTCTCTTATAAGCATCGCTATCAGGATCAGGTAAGTCATCTCTTTCACCTTTGCTAAACTGTTGTAGTAATTTAATCTTTTCTATTTCAGAAGCTGATAATCCTTCGTGAAGTTCATTCATAGACTTCCAATGAGTTTTTAGAGCTGATTTGCATACATCTACTTGAAGGATAGGTTCACCAGAAGGTTTAACTCCTACTTCACATATTTCTTTATCAAATGTAAAATCAATTAAATGTAATTTATCTCCTTTACAGTAGAAAACAAACTCATCATCATCACCATCTTTATATTCGACATATATAGTAAAGTCACAAGGCTCAACATTTTTAATTACAGCTCTTGATACTTCATCTCCTAAATCTTTTAAACCACCAATAACTGCTTTAGCAACGTCTTTTGCTAATAATTTAGTTTGATTAAGATCAAACATTTGTTCTTCTCCTTCATCTAATTGATCTACTAGTTTTACGTCAGCACCTTTATCAGCTAAGTCTTTTGCCTTATCTGGGTTATCAGTAGTTACGGTACCTTCTTGTTCTTTAAGTATCTTAAGTTTTTCTTCTAATGATTCTTTAAGAGTTTGTAGTTGCTCTTGCTTTGTAGCAACAGCTTCTGGTGTGTATTGAGCATGATTACCTGACTGTAAAGCACTAAGTGCATACTCTACTTTAGCAAGTTTATCTTGTACTTCTTGGTATGTCATAATTCTGTCTTTATATAGCTATATAATATAAATAGATAATTATCCCAAATACATAAACACTATTGACAATGATAATTTAAATATCTTTGCAGTGCTTTTGCATAATGAGTTCCTTTATCTTTTAGTTTTGAACGTTCTTTTCTTACTTTTGAACAAGAAAGAGTACCTAATCTCTTTTTTAATATACCTGGTTTAACAGGATCATGAGGTCCTTCGTAAAGAACTTCAAGTATAATTTCTTTTAATTTAGACTTTTTTAACTTATTTCCTGAAGCTACTGCTTTTTTATAAGCTTTAGAATTCTTGTGAGAAGATTTTTCTCCTCTTTTCTTTTTAGCATTTATATTAGCCCATAAACTTTCTTCTAAAGGAATATTTAATTCAGGAGCTCTTTTTCTCCATAAGTCCTTAATATCTTCTCTATCTTGCTTATCTAAGTAAAGAGTATATTCTAAATAATCATCAATAACTTTTTCTAAAGGCTGTCTAGATTTTTTTGCTTTTAGATATAAACCTTGTAAGTTAGCATCTATTTCTTTTTCTAACTTATAATAGTCTGGAGTTCCTAAAGTTCTTCTCCATATTTTCCACCAAGGTTTTTTTCCTGTGCTAAGTTCTTTTCTTTTAGCTTGATCAGAATCCATTTCCTTACCTTTTTTAACATTAGGTCCTGCTTGCATCAAATGTTCTATTTCATGCCTTATAATGTTTCTGATGCTCATTGAAATATCTTCCCACTTTTGAGGTAGTTCACTTTTATTAATAGTATACTTTAGAACTACTTGAGGTTTCATAGGTGTTGCATAACCTGATTGACGAGTTGAAATATTATAACCAAAAATAGCTTGTGCTTTATATATAAACTCTAAATGAGGATAATCAAACTCTTTTCCAGGTCCTACTTCAATTTCAAAGTATCCTTTTCTTTGATTATCTTCGTAATCACCTTTCCAAGCATTTAGAGTATACCCAGCTAATTTAGTAACTAAAGAATCATACTTACCTTCAAATAATATGTCACTTAGTGTCAATTGCATTTCTTTTCTCTAACTCCCTTAGTATTATATTCTTTTTCCTACTCATAGAAGGACTGTCATACAATTTTTTTAACTCTTCAGTACTTGTTCCACTCACAGTAAAATGCTTCCAAGTCCATTGATTAGTCATTCTACCATTCTTGTCTCTTTTATATTCTTTGGTACTTGGCTTAATCTTTGGAGGCATATTATTCTTAGTCTAATAAGTATCCGTAAGGAGTTGCATTAATATCTAATCCAATAGGAAAATTTTCTAATTTTAAATCTACAGTCATATTTGCTTGAATATAAGGATTAAAAAATTCTCCTTGTGCCATTAAACAAATCATACCGTCGTGAACGTCTAATACATCAACATTATTCCAAACAACATACTCCTGATCACCAGGTATTTCTACTCCGGCATATTTGTTATCAGGATTTTCCCATGTATAGTTTCCTATATCTAATAATGCGTCATCATCATTAGCATCTGAGTCTAATACATAAAGAGCAAAATGTTGTCTATCTAATCTTGGTTCTCCATCATCTACTTGTAGATAAAGGATAAATATTTTCTTTACAGTATCGCCGTCATAAGCTCTACCGCCGAACGTTTTAATTTGAGCGTATCTTTCATATGGATCGAATGATTCACCATTTAAGCTCATTTCAATATTAGTAATTAACTCTTCATCTTTTGAACAGCTAATTAAAACAAAAACACTTAATAAAAGTAATAATAGTTTTTTCATTTCTTTTTCTTGTTTTTACGAAATTTTTGGATCTGCTTCCACTGAGCATCGTCAGTCTTTCTAGCAGGACCACCAGTCAGTACAGAATTGACTCTTGCCATAGCCCATTGGTGTTGATTAGCACCTGGTCGATGACCTGACTTAAATGCTGCTAAACCTTTATTGTATATAGCTCTCAAAGCACCAAGAGGTGCGTTTGCTTTTTCAGCTTTATTTTTTAATGCTTCGTCTTCTTTACCTTCAGTTACTCCTTCTTGATAATAATCATCATCTTCTTCATCATAATCATCATATTCATCATAATCATCATCATCCTCATAAGGATCCTCTTCGTACTCAGGTTCATAATTAAACATTCCTTTTTCTAACTTTTGATATTGATCTTCTGGGATGCTTTCGACGTAGCTAAGAACTGCTTCAGCAAGTTCGTCTAACATCTTTTCATATACCTCGTCTCCGTACTTACCTACTACAGCGTCAAATAGTTTTTCGAATCTTCTTCTTTCTTCTATAGGTATTTCATTTGAGTTAACTAAGAATGAATGAGCAGGACCTGCTGTTTCAGTTCCATACCCTTCCCAAAATCTATCACCGTCGTTATACCATCTATAGACTATTCTATTCATAGCTCTAATCATCTCTCCTTCTACGAATTCAGAGTCTCCACTTCCTGGTACTAATTTATCAAATAGTACTTGATTTCTATTTTTTAAATCACCGCCTAAAAACTCATTTAATTTGCCAACTGCTGTATCGTAATCCATAGGTATATCTAATTTTGATCTTTCTCTTGCTATTGCTTTATCAATTTTATTTAATAGACCTCCATAATAATCTGCTCTTTCACCACCTTCAGGTTCTACTGATGGATCATTTTCCATCTTTCTTAATAATTGATCTTTTGCAAGTTGTAATTTTTTAATGTTATCTTTAACTTTATCTTCTTTACTAGCTTTTTTAGAAGCGTCTCTTTTCATTTGATCTAACTTTTCTCTTTCAGCTCTTTTCATTTGAGCTTGTCTAAGTTTTATCATTACCGGGTCATTATGGTCTAACGCTTCATCTAAACCGTAGTTAGAAGTTTTTCTCCAGTTATCTAAAGCTCTTCCTTTGGCATCAGTGTATGATTTTTTATCTTTCATAAATTCTGTATCTATAATTTTAAACTTGCTAAACCAAGCTTCATCTTTATTTAACTCTACATCAACGTCGCCATACTTTTCCATAGTACCTGCTTTCCAACTATCCCAATCTCTTTCGTTATTAATCTGTCTTAGACTATCATCGGGATTAGGAGCACTAAATTTTTCAGCTTCAAAGTATGAGTTTAAAAATTTATAATCTAATTTAGATAATTTTTGCTTCACTACTTCTACTTGTTCGTGCATATGATCTGCTTTATGATCACAGTTAGGATCGCCGCATGCAGGACAAGGTATGTCTTCGTAAGCCATTTCATTAACTGATTCAGAGTAATCTCTTCTCATTTTCATCAGTTCATATTGCTCTGGTCTCTCTTCTCTTAAATATTTTTGTAAAGCATTCCAGTTATCTTTCATTTGATCAAATAACTCTCTTGCTTTCTTATCTGAGTTAATATCTGGATTCTTTCTTAATGCTTTTATATCTGCCATTAAATCAGTCCAATCTGAGTATAATTTAGAAAAAGAAGGCAGTTTAATAATCTTATGAGATATAGATCCTGTTTCGGTATTCTTTTCAGTAGCTTTAAATAATGTATCACCATCGCTACTTAGAAAATCATGTTTACCATCAAACTTTGGTTCACCATATCTGATGATCATTTTATCTTTTAGTGCTTTGGGTAGATTGTTAAATTTTAAAGTATCTCTTTCACTTCTACCTGCGGGCATTTCTTTTATAGTTTCTCCAAACATTTTTTCAAACTTTTTAGTGTGTTTAGATTTTTTAGTTTTAGCTCCTTTATCTCCAGGTGCAGGTCCATAATCGTCATTTTTCTTAAAATGAGCATCTCTAGCTGCTTTAGTAGACTTAGATAATCCTTTATGATACTTCTTAGGTTGAGTTCCAGGTCTTGATTTAATATCAGGATCTTGAGCAACCTTAGTTTTTTCTTGCAAGATTAATTCTCGCATGAATGCAATCATATCGGATGATAATTTTTTCTTAGCCATTAAAATTCTAAATTTACACCTAAAAGTATTTTACCTACAAGAGCTAAAAGTATACTAAAAATAATCCATAAGGCTTTATTAACTCCACTTTTCCATCTTTTGAAATCTTCTATTTCAATCAACTTTTGTTGGAATTCTTTATCGCCTTCTTCCATCTTTCTTCTGAAAGCTGTATTTTGGTTTGTTTTAACTACAACTCCGTCTTCTGGGTTAAGTAGCATGTACTTTAATTCGGAAACATCTTCCTTCATTTCTTTCATATCTTCTACCATAGATTTTAACTCGCCATTCGGCATACCTCTTTTGATAGATGACAATTCTTTAAGAACAGATTCTAATAATTCTTTCTGAGTCATAGTTGATTAGTAATAAATTCCTTACCTAAATTTATATATAAATATAGGGTTATAACTTTGAACGAAGATGTTTTAGAAACTCATTCAAGTCTTTTACTACTTTTTCTTTATTTGCTTGAGAATTATGCTTCCATTTTTCCACAACACCATGTTCAGTTACATAACTATTAGCTGTTTCCTCTAATGAATCTAGTACAAAAGCTTCTAAAGAATTACCGAAACTTTCTAAGTTACCCATCATCATTTTCTTCTCATATTCTTCGTATAAACCAGCTCTTCTTAAAGTAGCTTCATAGTCAACAGTACAGTTAAAACAGAAGCCGTGTATCTTATACATCTTTTTAGATAGATGATGTTTCATAGAACCTCCACACTTAGGACAGGTAAGAGGTACTCTTAATGCTTTTTTTGCAGCATCTAATTTAGTAACATTTTGTTTAATGCCATTTTTTATGGTCCAGGTACGTCCTCCTTCTTCCCAAACGTCTCCTTCCTTATGCTTGGTTCTCTTCTTTTCGTATCCTGAACCAGATGTAGTTCTTCCGGTATAATCTTTTTGTATAAGATTACGAATTCTTTTTACATCTTTATCTTGAAAATCTTTTTTTAGTAAGCTTTCATTACTCATATCCTAGCTCTTTTAAACCTTCGAGAGCAGGACTAATATTACCTTTTTTAACTCTAAAAGCTATACCACCTGCTGCTTCCCATTCAGCTATATTTGATTTTTTATCATCTATTAATATGTGATTAGGAGCAGCATATCTTTGCTTATCAGCTGAGTATGCAAATATAACTTTAGGTTTAGGAGAAAGATTATTTCTTACCCATAGGTTCTTTCCTAATCGTGATTGATTATTTTTAGAAGGAGAAGTAAGTAGAGTAGGTTGATACTTTTTAATAAAGTTCCATAACTCTTGACCTCTTGGCATCCAAGGCATACCTACCCAGAATCCTACACCTACATGGTAGTCAATAAATTTCCAAAACTCTTCTAAACCAAATATTGCTTCAAAATCTTTAGGCTTAACTACAGTAGCAATATCTTTCATAGGATAATAATCTTTACCTACTTGATTTAGTTTTGTATGAAATTGAGTTTCAAAATCAGTTAGAACTCCATCCATATCACAAAATATCTTATATTTAGGAGTCTCTACACGTTCCGGAAGGGGATACGCTTCTAATAAATCAATAATACTTTTTGACATAACCTTTATTTTACAGTTTTATTTGTACTATAATATACGAAAAATAATTCAGAAATCCAACTTTATTCACTAAAATATTCATTTTTAATTTTATCTTCCCAGTTTCTAAATAAGATATTACCTTCTAAGTAAGCTTCTTTTTCTAATTCTAATAACCTATCAGATTCATTAGTATTCTGAGTTTGAATATCATTAAGTCTATTTTCTAAATTTTGTTTATGATGAATAAGTTCGTGAGCAAAAGATCTCATAACATCTTTAGGGTGTCTATTCTGAGTATATAATACTATTTCCATTTCTGTTGGACTATAGTAAGCAGTTCTACCAAAAAAGTCTTCTGCTTCTTTTATATCTTTTCTTATCTTTACTTCAGGTAAAGGCTGTATGTTCATACCCTCATCTAATGCATATTCTAAAATTGAACCCATATAAGGAGTATAATCAAAACTTATAGGATCTTTTAATGCTTTAGGAGTTACTATCAAATGAGGAGGTCTAATTTCAATATCTATATCATCAGTAACTAATCCTCTTAAGTAGTTATGTAGTTGTACTAACTTAGCTCTATCTTCAGATTTAACTAAACCAGAAGGTCTCATCTGAGAAGGAGAACTACCCTCTTCTACAAACCATGATTCGAAGATATTCTCTATCGAAGCATTCATCTCTTCTGATATGATAGCGTTTTTAAGTTGTTTCATTATATCTAAAATATCTTTTGGTTCTATTTCTTTTGGAAAAAAATCTCTTACTTGATCTAAATTACCAGAAAGAATAGTTTTTCTAAAATCTGATGCTCTAAGCTGTCTTCCTTTTTCAACTTCTCCTACGATTAATCCATCTACGTTATCAACATTTTTATAAGTTGTAACTCTTTTTAGATCTATAAAATCGTTTTCAGTTCTTATACCAGTTATGGCATAAAACTTCTCATTAGGATTGGCTTCTGCATACTTTTTAGCAGTAAACATAGGATTCATTTCATCTGTTCTAATCTCTACGTTACCTAATTTCTTCTTATAAATATTCCATATCTTTTCAGATAGCATTTGATCAATACCGTTTCTCTCTTTTCCTCCTATACAAATTACTACCTTATTAATGTTGTCGTAATTTGATTGAGGAGCGTTAAGAACTTCCTGTCCTTTCTCAAGATAATCATCTATATTGTATACAGAAGCATTAGCACTACCATTCAGTAAAGATTGTACTAATTCAAAATGACCTCTATGTGGAGGTTTAAATGCTCCTGGATATAATGCTATCATAGGAATGCTTGTACTTTACTTTTTATACTGCCGGCATCTGAATGCTGTAGTAATTCGAGAAAAGTATCATCAGACAACATATCAGCAATTTGTTGTATGTTAGCTAATTCTCCTTGCCTTAATTTTTCTCTCTTATCTAAATTCTTTTGATAAAGATTTTTTAATCTATCGATACCGTACTTTCCACTTCTATAATGATGAGACATTTTTTCAAAATCCTTCTTCAATGCTTTTATAGCAGTTTCATCACTTTGAGGTATATCTGTTTGGTTTATAAGTTTATCGAATTCTGCTTTATCTTCACTACCTAATTCAAAATCTTTTCTAAATGTAGATCTAAATTTTTCTCTACCTTCTTTCTCCATATAGGCTTCTAAATAAGCTTCTATACCGGCAGATCCTTTTTTAGCAGCATCATTAAATGCTTTTACTTCCTTATCGTC